AATGCTAGGGTTTCTGGTAATGCTTGGGTTTCTGGTAATGCTATAATTAATTAAATAAAAAAGTAAATCAAATAAATAATCATGAAATATAAATTAACTAAAAATAAAAAAACTATTGGAGAAATTACCCTATACCAAATCGAAGCCTTAAAAGACTTTTTAAATATAAAAAAAGGAGATCTTGGAGGTTGGATAGAGAAGGAGAGTAATTTAAGCCATCGAGGCGACTGTTGGGTTTCTGGTGATGCTAGGGTTTATGGTGATGCTTGGGTTTATGGTGATGCTTGGGTTTATGGTGATGCTAGGGTTTATGGTGATGCTTGGGTTTATGGTGATGCTAGGGTTTCTGGTCGTGCCGAGGTTACTGGTGATGCTAGGGTTTATGGTGATGCTTGGGTTTATGGTGATGCTAGGGTTTCTGGTGATGCTTGGGTTTATGGTGATGCTTGGGTTTATGGTGATGCTAGGGTTTCTGGTGATGCTATGGTTTATGGTCGTGCTAGGGTTTATGGTGATGCTTGGGTTTATGGTGATGCTTGGGTTTATGGTGATGCTAGGGTTTCTGGTCGTGCTAGGGTTTATGGTGATGCTATAATTAATTAAATAAAAAAGTAAATCAAATAAATAATCATGAAATATAAATTAACTAAAAATAAAAAAACTATTGGAGAAATTACCCTATACCAAATCGAAGCCTTAAAAGACTTTTTAAATATAAAAAAAGGAGATCTTGGAGGTTGGATAGAGAAGGAGAGTAATTTAAGCCATCGAGGCGACTGTTGGGTTTATGGTGATGCTAGGGTTTATGGTCGTGCTATGGTTTGTGATAATGCTAGGGTTTTTGGTAATGCTTGGGTTTATGGTGATGCTAGGGTTTCTGTTTGTGCCTGGCTTTATGGTGATGCTATAGTTTCTGGTAATGCTCAGGTTTATGGTGATGCTCAGGTTTCTGGTGATGCTTGGGTTTATGGTGATGCTAGGGTTTATGGTGATGCTAGGGTTTCTGGTAATGCTAGGGTTTCTGGTAATGCTATAATTAATTAAATAAAAAAAACTATGACAAACAAAATTCAAGCAATTAGACAATTAAAATATAATTTGTTTTATATTCACAAAATAGACTTCCATGACGAAGGGAGTCTTGCAGATCTAGCAAGGTTAAGCCCTTTTAGATTCTTTTTGGTTAAGTTATTAAGTAAATTTATATAATTATGACAAATGAAGTTTTAACAAACAGTAAAATGCGAATCTATCGCAGGAGCAAGAAAAAACTCTTTCCATAAATGCTTAGATCAAGAAATTGAAATTACAAAAGAAATTAAACTATGAAAATAACAATATCAAAAGAAATTAAAACCGAAGAATCGGCAAAAGAAATATCAAGATTAACTGCACCTTTATATTTAGAGAAAATGGACTACTTTTTAACCCAATGCCCAAAATACGAAAAAGAATCTATCTTATGCGTATGGAAGATTGAAAGCCCGACAAAACAACAGGCAGAAGATATAAAGGAGCTATTTATTGATAGCCTTATATTAACTCAATTATAATAATCATGAAAAAAATAAAAGTTGGCGATAAAATTCAGAAGTACATAGTAACAGAAGAATTAAAAGAAAGAAACCAGAAAGGAACTAAAAGATTTAAATTTCAATGTACCTTATGTAACACAACAATAGAAACTAGTCCTTATACCATAGTCCAGAGGATCAATAACTGTTGCATAAAAGGAGACAAAGATAAGGTCGGAGAAACTAAAATAAAATCATTTAAACTACCAGTAAAAATAACAAATAAGAATATTAAAAATCTAGCCTTATATTTACAAGATAAACTACCTAAACTAAAAATAAGAGCCTGCAATATAAAATTAGCAGATGCGGATTTACCACCGAGATTAGTAGATCTTAATGGATATTCTAAGGTTGGACGAACAGAAGTTAAGGACCATTTTCTAAAAGTAAACGATAGAACAATAGAAGGCGGGGATATTGTTTTTATTGAAAAAGGAAAATTAAAATCAAGAAAAGATTAAAAAAATACTTGACTAATAAAAATTACTATATTATAATTAATTATGTAATCAGCTTAAATTAAATTAATTATGGCACTAAATAAATATACAAAAAAAGAGGAAAAGATTATTGAGCTTTTAACTAAAAAAATTGCATTAAGTGAAAAAGCTATTGAAGCAAAACTTACTTCTGAAAATAAAGGCAGTGAAATTATAGAAAAGTTATTTGAAAGAATAACCTCGATCATGCACGAATCAGTAAAAAGAACTAAATATTAAAATTATGACAGAAAAGAAATTAAAAGGTGACTCTATATTTGCTAAATTAAGCAGCATAGATATAAAACCCAAGATAAAACAAAAACAAAAACTATCATATATTTCTTGGGCGGATGCTTGGAAAGAGGTTTGTAAAATATACCCAGATGCAAAATATGAAATAATAAAAAATGACAATAATTTACCTTATTTTAAAAGCGATGAGGGTTATATGGTTTTTACTAAAGTATCTATAAGTAACCTAACTCATGAAATGTGGTTGCCAGTTATGGATGGAGCTAATAAGTCAATGAAGAGTGAAAAATATTCTTACGAAGTCAAAGACTGGGAACAATCAAAAAAAGCAGGTAAAGATATTATGAAAACTAAATTTGTTGAATCTGCAACAATGTTTGATATTAACAAATCAATAATGAGGTGCTTAGTAAAAAATATAGCTGTATTTGGTCTTGGTCTATCTTTGTATAACAAAGATGATATTAAGGATGATTGGGCGACCATCTCTATTGAAGAATATGAGAAATTAAAAAAGCTATTAGATGAGTCTGGAACGGAAGAACATAAATTTTTAGAGCATTTTAAGGTAGATTCTTTGGAGGAATTTAAGGCTAGTGATTTTGAAAAGGGTTTAGGTATGTTAAAAATTAAAATAAAAAATAAAAATGCAAGTAATTAAAGATATTGAGCAAGGTTCTCAAGAATGGTTGCAAATGCGATTAGGTGTTGCGACCGCAAGTAATTTTGACAAGATTATTACTTCAACAGGGGTAGAAAGTAAGGCATTAAAAGATTATGCTTTTGAATTAGCTAGTGATAGCCTTTTAACAGAGCCAGAAGTAGGTTTTCAGAGCGAGGCTATGATTAGAGGTAATGAGTTAGAAGAAGAGGCTAGAAGTTATTATTCTTTTGTTACTGATAATAAGGTAGAAGAGGTAACATTTATTAAAAAAGATAATATTGGTTACTCCCCTGATGGTCTTATTGGTGATAATGGATTGATTGAAATAAAATGCCCATTAAAGAAAAATCATTTAAAATATTTAATTGATAATAAGCTACCCACAAAATACAAGGCACAAGTGCAAGGGGGTTTATATATATCACAAAGAGAATATTGTGACTTTGTATCTTACCACCCTTTATTTAAAGATGAAAAGAAGATGCTTGTTATTAGAGTGGAAAGGGATGAGGAATTTATTAAAAAATTATCTGATCTATTGATTAAAACAATAGAATTAAAAAACAGCTTACTAACCCAACTACAATAAAATGATAAAAAAGCAGGAACTAAAAGATAAATTAGAAACAGCTAATAATTTAGTTGAGAGGTTTTCTGGACTCTATAAGAATCAAAAAACAATACCAACTAAAATTACTAAGCAATTTTTAAAAAACCTAAAATCAAAAATTAATGAGTAAACTAACGGAAAAAGTAGGAAAAAAGATTAGTTTTTTTAGAAAGAAAAAAAAACTAGATCAAACTAAGTTGGCTGATTCAGTTGGCTTAAAGTGTAAACAAACTATCTCCCACTATGAAACAGGGAAACACTCTCCGTCTTTAGATAAGTTAAATGATATTGCGGTGGCTTTAAAAGTTAAATTAAAAGATTTACTGCCTTAAATTAATGCTATTACAGCATATAACCCTATAGCTATAAATATATAAGAGGCTACCATAATTAATTGATTAGTTAATATGGCGGTTATACTAATTAAGTAATTTTAACATGCAAGAAAAAGAGCTGATAGAAAATATTAAATTCTATAAATCTGATAGCTTAAATATGGAAATTTCCCAACTAAGTCAATATATTAGATCATTGACAAACAAAGGAAAAGAATTTTATTTAAAAGTTTATACAGGGCAAAAAACCCACCCGCAATTAAAGGCTTTTTATAGTGCTAGAGATCAATTATTGCCACAATATAACCAAAGAGAAAGAGAGAGGGGGGAATCAATTTTTTGTAAAGAGCAGTTTAAATATGCACTTAAAATTGTTGGTAAATGGCATGTTGAAAAGAATAATCATTTTATCCCTAAATCCTTTGATAATATTAGTAAAGATGAAATGATGGAGGTATTGGATAATATTGATAAATGGGCCATGATTAAAGGGTTTTCTCTTAGTATTAGTAGGGAGCTAATGAATTTAATAAAATAATTATGGAAATAACATTGCTTGATCTTCCAAAAATATCTACAAACAAGATTTACGCAGGAGTTCATTGGAGACAAAGAAAACAGCAGAAAGATCAATATTTGATATTAACAAAATATGAAATGAAGAAGCTGGATAAGATAGAAAAAAAGATTGAGTTAGAATTTATTTTTTATTTTAAATCTAGGGTGCTTGATTCTTCTAATTGTTCTTATATGGGAAAACTCCTTGAAGATTGCCTTGTTGCTCATGGAGTATTGCAAGATGATACTATTAAGTATGTTGGTAAAGTTAGTTATCAAAGCTTAAAAGGAGATCAAAATAAAACTATAATTAAAATTAAATAATAAAATGAAAGTATTAGTAGCTTGTGAAGAATCTCAAAGGGTAACAATAGAATTTAGAAAGTTAGGAATAGAAGCTTATTCTTGTGATGTACTGAATTGTAGCGGCGGTTATCCCGAGTGGCATATAAAAGGTGACGCTATAAAAGAAGCTTATAGTGGTAAATATGATATGATGATTGCACACCCTCCCTGCACTTATTTAAGTAATGCTGGAGCAAGGCATTTATACCCTAAAGGTATATTGAACCAAGATAGATATGAAAAAGGGCTTGTGGCTAAAGATTTTTTTATGAAGTTACTAAACGCACCTATTGAAAAAATCTGTATTGAAAATCCTGTGCAAAGTAAAATATTTAATATACCTAAATATAACCAAGTGATAGAGCCTTATTATTTTGGTGATCCATTTAAGAAAAAGACATGTTTGTGGTTGAAAAATTTACCACCATTAGAATCAACAGACATTATAAATAAACCACAAAGCACCAAGATAGCTGGTAATTGGTATAATAAAGGCGGTAAAGATAGGCAAAAAAACAGATCAAAGACTTTCAAAGGTATTGCAAAGGCAATCGCTACTCAATGGGGTAAATAAATGAAAAAGAGGGCTAGCAAAGAAGAAAGGATAGGAAAGACAGTTAGAGAGTTAGAGAGTTATATTTTAAATAATACATAATGAGATATGATTTATTCGGTTACCCGATAATACCAGAGAATATAAAAAATCTTAGAGTGCCTTATATGGGGTCTAAAAATAAGATAGCTATTGATCTATTAAGAAAGATGTTAGAAGTAAAGCCACAAGCAAAATATTTCTTTGATCTTTTTGGTGGTGGTGGCTCAATGTCTTTTACCGCTTCACAAATAGGCTTAAAAACTCATTACAACGAATTACAAACCTCTTTAGTTAAATTTATAGATTATATATTCAATAGGCTTGAAAAAGGCTTAAAAGGGCAATATGGATTATTCCCTGATGATTTTTATAATTTTATAGATCGTAAAGAGTTTATGAAGCTAAAGACGGAAGATAGTATAAAAGGGCAGTTCGCTAGGATATGCTATTCTTTTGGCAATAATCAAAAAAGTTATTTATTTGGAGATATAGAAAAAACAAAGCACTTAGCTCATGATGTAGTAATGTTTAAATGTGAAGAATCTTTAAAAGAGCTTAATGGTTTATTAAATACCAATATTAAAATAAGTAATTTACCCACTTGGAATCTTAGAAGATTGGATTTTATGAAGCAAATTAAAGATAGAAAATATCACGAGTTGGAGCGGTTGGAGCAGTTGGAGCGGTTGCAGCAGTTGCAGCAGTTGCAGCAGTTGCAGCAGTTGGAGCGGTTGGAGCCGATATTTACCACCTCTAATTTATCTTATAAAGATATTAAAATTAACACGCCACCAGAAGAGACTATTATATATCTTGATCCGCCTTATAGAAATACAGTCAAATATATCGAGGGCAAAGACTTTAATTATAAAGAATTAGATCAGTGGTTTTTAGATAATAAATATACTTGCTTTATGAGTGAATATAATGCACCGCATAAAGTTATTTTTGAGATAGATAAATTAGGACTTTTAAATAATACTCAAGAAAAAAAGAAAGTGGTAAAAGAAAAGTTATTTTATAATAATAATTGACAATAGAAATATCTAAATTAGAATTATCTACTGTTAGTCGGTAGTGGTAACAAGGGTTGCCACTATTCGGATTACCTAATGATTTTGATTACAAAGTTATCTGGCAAAACTTCTCTTAGATTCTTAAGAGTATGTCTCGAATTTAAAACAGCTAATTCATCATTTAGAAAGCCCCACGAATCCCCAACTAATATGCAACCTCTAGTATGCTCTTCTATATTGCCATTATGAATTAATATCTTTGATCTATTAGGCACATCTTGAAGCTCCCAAACATCTGGATATTTTGCACTAGAATATTTTTTTACCTTATAATCTCCTTCTGGAATTGCAGAGATATTTCTTTGATTGTCTAAATAGGGATTTTCCAAAGTGTGAGCAATGCCAACACCGTTAAAATATAATCTGCCTAAGATAGCTTTATTGCTTAATACTGATCTCCTAAGAATTACTTTCATTCGCACCAATTAACTTTTTGCTTAGTTTTACCATAGTAAGGATAAGCCAAGCCAGCAACCATTAACTCCTCGCCTAGATTATGACCATCGTAAATGATCTCGCAAATTTCTCTATGATACTTGCCATGCAAGCAGTCATGAGCGATTATTTCAGTTGCATTAGATAGCTTATCTTTAACAAACATTTTTGCTAATAAGGCTTTTCTTTTTTCGCATTTGTTTTTCGTCCTTATTTCTGGTGTGTCTATTCCATAGATTCTGATTGATCTTTTTTTGCAGAAATAGTCAATTCTGCAATCAAGATCAAGGGTTACTGTGTCGCCATCATAGTTGCGGATATATTTACCACCAAAGGAGGTCGC